GCGTTAAAGTTCTTTACTAATAACTTAATTGAATCAGTTAAAAAAGAACCAGAAAAAAAGTAGAGAGTAACTTATGTCTTTTGGTGTTTTATCGTTTAGTGAAGACTCATTTAGTACAGTAGGAAGTCACGACAATACTGTAGCTATTTCAGGAATTGCTGTAAACACCTCTGTAGGCAATATAGCGATAATAGGCAATGCTAATGTAGGCATAGCAGCTTTTATAGGTAATAATGAAACTAGATTAGTTGTTAGTTCAGGTTCATTAGCTATATCAGGCACAGCTAATGTTACATTATCTACAAATCTTGCAACAGGTTCAGTAGGCACTGTTTCAGTAACAACAACTACGAATGTTGCTCTTAGCACTATTCTCTTGACAAGTTCATTAGGAAATGCTACAGTATCAGGCACAGCTAGTGTAACACCTACAAGCCTAAGTTTAACAGGTTCAGTAGGCACTGTTACAGTATCAGGTACAGCTACTGTAGCTATCTCTGGAATCAGTTTAACAGGTTCAGTTGGTAGTGCTACAGTTGTAGGTACAGCTAGTTTATCTCTCACAGGATTTAGTTTAACTAGTTCATTAGGAACAGTTACAGTATCAGGCACAGCTAGTGTATCTTTTTCTGGATTAAGTTTAACAAGTTCAGTAGGTACTGTTACAGTTTCTGGATCTGCCATTGTTGCACTGTCTACAAATCTTGCAACAGGATCTATAGGCAATTTAACTATTACTGGTAATGCTAATGTAAGTATAGCAGCCTTTATCGGAAATAATGAAACACATTTAGTAACGTCTATAGGAACAATAGCAACTACAGGTACAGCTACTGTATCTCTTTCAGGATTAACACTGACAAGTAGATTAGGTAGTCAGATAATAGTTGTAAATGGCCTTCCAATTACTTCATCTCTAGGCTCAATAGCTACTTCAGGTACAGCAAATGTAACACCAACTTCTGTAGTTGCAACAGGATCTATAGGTAATATAAGTATCATTGGTAATGCTAATGTAGGCATAGCAGCTTTTATAGCAAACGATGAAACAGAAGTAACTACAAATGTAGGCACAGTAGGAGTTATTGGTACTGCCGTAGTTAGTATTGGATCAGTTTCTCTACAAGTTTTAATGGATGAAACTCCTAGATTAATAACTTTTAATCCTGAAGACTATAATAAAAATAGAACTATATATCTTGATTTTAAAGATAGCTATCTTGATAGCATTGTTGAGGCAGAAGAACAAAATAGAAATATTACAATTACTGAAAAAGTGCATGATATTAATGCACGTACAGTATATATAGAAGAACAGAATAGGATGGTTATGATACCTGAAAAACCACATTTTGTAAAACCAAAAATACTATTAGCAGCATAAGGAATTAACATGTCGTATAAATGGCCTAATAAAGACCCAGATGAAGATTTAGATTATAGTATAGATTGGTCTAGATTTTTGGGCGATGAAACAATATCAACTAATCCACGTATTGCATGGTTTATTAATGATGCAGATGGGGTAAAAACTGCAGCCACTTATAATCAAGATGTTACCATAGATGGTCTAAGCTCTAAAGGATCATTACAGACACAAACAGATACAGTTGCCACTATACGTTTAAGTGGGGGTACAGTTAATAAAACATATAAATTAACGTGTCAAATGGCATCAAGTCCAAGTAGCTTGATATCAGAAAGAACTGTTACTCTACGAATTAAGGAAAACTAATATGGCTTATAACTTTTTAGAACTAGTAAATGAAATCAATAGAAGACTAAACGAAGTAGAACTTAATTCAACAACCTTTACTACTTCTACAGGATTTTATCAAACAGCTAAAGACGCAGTTAATTCCTCCATTAGGCATATTAACCATGAAGAGTTTAGTTGGCCTTGGAATCATAGAGAAGAAGAAGAAACACTATCTGCAGGTATATTAAGGTATTCGTATCCTGAAGATGCTAAAATAATTAATATGGATAGTTTTAGAATTAAAAAGAATACTACACTTAATGTAGAAACTAAAAAATTAAAAGCAATGGCTTATCAAGAGTATTTAGATAATCACATAGATTATGAGTATGATACTAACACAGGCATAAGAACAGTTCCTAGACATGTTGTGCGAACCCCTAGTCAAGAGTTTGTTTTTATACCTACTCCTGATAAAGCATATGAAATAGTCTACGAATACTACCAAAATCCTGTATCTTTATCACTTTTTTCAGACGTACCTTCAGTGCCAAAAGAATTTCAACACGTAATTGTAGATGGTGCAATGTTTTATGCGTATCAATTTAGAGGAGATACACAATCTGCACAAGTATCTCAACAAAAGTTTGAACAGGGCATTAAATACATGAGAAGTCTCTATATAAATAGGTACGATTATCTACGATCTTCAATGATTGTACAGTCAAGTGGGTCGAATAACGTATTGAGAGTATCATAAATGGCAACAGATTGGCAGACATTTCCATTAGAGTTTAAGGGTGGTTTAATATCTAATTTGAGTCCTCTACAACAAGGAACAAATGCAATAGGTAGTGCTACCATACTTGAAAACTTTGAACCCTCATTATCAGGTGGATATAAAAAAATAAAAGGATTTCAAAAATTTAACACAAGTACAGTACCTGTGCATGATGGAAGTGGCAATGTTATAGGTAGTCCAAATGACCAACAAAAATTAATTCAATTAGTTGCCTGTGTTGGTAATGGATATACTGCCCTTGTTGCTCGTAATGATAAATTCTGGGCTGTTACTAGTTCTGCTATTACAGAAACGCATACAGATAGTGCTACTAATAGAAATCAAAGATCTGGATTAAGTGGTGGAAAGATTAGATTTGTTCATTATGATTTTGGGTCAGGAGAAAAAACTGCTTTAGTTGATGGCACAAATTCTTTAGCTTATTATAATAGTGGAGCTTCAGGAACAAGCAGAGTAACTTTTTCTGATGAAACTGCAGCTGAAACTACAGCAACTACAGGAGCAAGTTTTGTAACTGAATTTAAAAATCATTTAATTCTAGGTAAAGGAAATTCACTTATTATTAGTGCTGTTTCTACTGATAATGATTTTAGGCCTGCTAATGGTGGTGGTGAAATTAAAGTTAAAGGAACGATAACAGGACTAATTGTTTTTAGAGAACAGTTAATAATATTTACTAAAAATAGCATACAACGAATGACAGGCTCTGCTACATCAGGTAGTGATATATTTACAGTTTCTCCTATTACTAATGACATAGGCTGTACTAAAGAAGATACAATACAAGAAGTTGGTGGTGACGTTTTATTTTATGCCCCTGATGGTATTAGATCATTAGCAGCTACTGAGAAGATTGGTGACTTTGGATTAGAAGTAGCATCTAAACCTATAAAAGAATGTGGACTCATTAAATGCTGTATCATTTGATTCTTATGTTATACGAGAAAAAGGGCAATACAGATTATTAGCTTTTAATCAAGGGTATGCTACAGGAGATTCAGAAGGTCTATTAGCTACAAAATTTGTAGATCAAGGTGGTACAGGTTTAAACTGGGCTACATTAAAGGGCATTAAATCTTATGCATCAGATTCAAGATACTATGGTTCAGTAGGATCAGTAGCTGAATTAATAGTATTTGCACATGATGATGGATACATATATCAATCTGAAATTACTAATGGGTTTTCTGGGGCAACTATAAAAGGAATCTACGAATCTCCTTATATGCCAATACAAGATCCTACGATACGAAAAACCTTTTATAAAATGGGATTATATTTAGATCCTGAAGGGGCTGTTACTGCTACAGTTAATTTAAAATACGACTTAGGTAATGCCTCTGTTATTCAACCAGCAACAGTTAGCGTGGTAACAACTGGTTCTAGTCTTGTATATTATAATTCAGCAGATTCAACTTATGATACAAGCAAGTACAGTGGCGATTTTGATAACTTGTATAATAACAATGTAATAGGTTCAGGAAAAACAGTTGCAATACGTATAGAAGAAGAGTCTACAAATCCTTCATTTAGATTGGATACGGCAGTTCTTGAATATAGCGTAGAAACTAGACAATAAACTACACATGACTACAGAAAGGAATAGGAATGGGAAATACATATCAGGTTAGAACGATTACAGCAAATGGTGGAGATCTGCCTGTGTCTGGTGGCATAATCAGAGAAGAACATCTTAATGATGAATTTACAAGTCTTATAGCAGCATTTAATGCTAGTACAGGACACTTGCACAATGGTACAGATAGTCCTGAAGTCGAAACATTAGGTGCAAATAAAGAATTAAAAACAACTAGCACTAGTATTTTTCCTAATACTACGACAATTGATATAGGTACAACAGGGGCTAAATTTAGAGATGTTTTTATTAGTAGAGATATAAAGATTGATTCATCAGGATCAATACAAACTTCAACTATTGCAGATACAGGTGGAAATGAATCTATTAAAATAGTTGCTACTGGAAGTGCAGTTAATGAGATAACTGTAACTAACGCTGCTACTAATAACGATGTATCTATATCAACTACAGGAACAGATACTAATATAAGTCTAGCACTTACACCTAAAGGTTCAGGGCTAATTAAGTTAGCTAAAGATGATTTAGCTATAGGTGGAACAGCAGTCACGACTACAGCAGCTGAATTAAATTTATTAGATGGGGATGTAGCATCTATAGGTACAACAGCAGTTGCAGGTGGTGATGGCATTATAACTAAAGATGCAGACGCAACAACTACTAGGTTAACAACCTTAGACACATTTGATACATACTTATCACAAACAAATAAAACACTTGAAAATAAAACATTAACAAGTCCTGTAATAAACACAAGTGTATCAGGCGATGCTATAGATACAGATCTAACAAGTGTGTCAGGCAGTGACAATACACTAGCTTCCGCAAAGGCTATTAAGACTTACGTAGATGCTCAAATATTAACTAAAGACAATACAGACGAAATAACAGAGGGTAGTTCAAATCTATATTTTACAAATGCTAGGGCAGATGCTCGTATTACGGCTGTTCTACAAGATGATGATACGTTTGGAAGTCCTTCTGCTACAAATATAGCTTCTTCTGAATCAATTAAAGCTTATGTGCAAGCACAGGTAGCAACTAAAGATAATACGGATGAAATGACAGAGGGAAGTACGAATTTGTATTTTACAAATGCTAGGGCAGATGCGAGAATAACAAATGCATTAACAGGAGCAATTACTGTAACTGGTGAATTAACAGCTAATGGTGGTATTAATGAAGATCATAATAATGGAGCATTATCTAACAGTAATCAAACATTAACCCTAGACTGTCATAATGGCAATAACTTTTCGGTAACTACTGCAGCTAACATTACAAGTTTTGTAGTGTCAAATTTACCTGCAAGTGGTACAGCTTTCTTTTTTACTCTTAAAGTTGCATATGGTGGCTCTCATTCAATTGCTTGGGGATCAAGTGTTAAATGGCATGCAGGCACACCTCCTGTTCTTTCAACAAATAACATGACAGATGTTTTTACATTTTATACTGTTGACTCAGGTACAACGATTTACGGATTCACAGCAGGACAAGCAGTAGCATGAGTGGTTCTAAAAAATTAATGGTACAAACTCCAAGTCTTGCAGTAGAAGACGTATTTAAGGTATGGAGATTTACTGGTCTTAATAATCTAGACTATCCTCAAACTCTAGGCATAGACCTAGCAGGAAAAGGGGGCATGGTAATGTTAAGAAATTTAACTGATACTGCACAAAATAGTTATGGTACTATGGTCTTTGATACAGAACGTGGGGTAAACAAGTTACTACGAGCAAGTAATGGAGATGCAGAAATGACTATTTCTAGCAGTCTTTCTGCTTTTAGTTCCACAGGATTTACAGTTAACGTGTCAAATCTTATGACTTCAGGCACAGGAGAAAATCACAGATATTCTGCTACTGTTTTTCGTAAAGCCCCTAAATTTTTTGATGTAGTTACTTATGTGGGCAATGGAACTGGGAATAGTATAGCCCATAGTCTAGAGCAAGTACCGGGCATGGTCTGGATTAAAAATAGAGATAGTAATACAAATGAATGGGTTGCGTGGCATAAAGGAATACATGCTACTAATGGCGAAGCGAAATCGCTTGAACCCTCTAGCACTTATTGGAATCGAAATCTTTCAGGTGGTGGAGATTGGGTTACTTCTGTAGGAAGTTCTTCATTTACTTTGTCTGGGTCTGCTACCAATATCAGTAGATTTAATGAAAGTGGTGTTAATTATGTTATGTATTTATTTGGAGATGATGACTCTGATGATGGCATGATTAGATGCTTTAAAATGTATAGAGCAACATCAGGTGGTGGCGATCAAGAAAATGCAAATTGGGTAGATTTAAAATGGCCTACTCAATATTGTATATCTAAAAGTTATGGATACACTAACACTGACGGATCTGCTCCTACACATTGGCTTGTAACGGATAAGTTACGTGGCATGATTGCTGTAATGAACAATTCACAGGGTGATAGTCAAGATATCTATGGACACACTGTATATAGTTTAGACAATAATACACAAGAAAGAAAACTAGATGGCACTAGTATGCATGCTAATGGGGAAGGTAGGATGTTTGTTATAGCAGATGGAGCATCAACTAATGTTGGGAACAGTAATGTAGTACAACATGCTACAGGGTCTGATAGTTCAGGGCATACTGCTGGTAACCCTGACAGATTTAGTGCAATATACATGTTTGTAAGAGATGAACCACAAAGAATACCTACTGAGTTAGGACAAATTTTTAATACTCCATCTGTGGGTGGGTATACAAATACATGGGATCAATCCTTTTATCAAATGACTACTCCTAGTATAGGTACATACCCAACTTATAATATGAATTTTAACACTCTTAGCACTACTGGTTTTGAAGGTTGGCCTCCTAGTTACTGGATTATGCGAGAAAAAGCAAACGTGAATGGACATGTAAAACACCTATTTAGGTACTTATGGGCTGAAAAAGGATCTACTCCCATGTCTGATCCTACGTGGCTATCTACAGTAACAGCTACAGATCTGTTAAATTCGCAATGGACACAGGGTGCGTATAACGACCCAGATAACGCTAGTCCTGATCACCCTAGAGGATTAGGATTTTCTGAAACCTTACATACTATAGATATGGCGAACAATCAAGTTGCAGCATTTAGGGAAGTACCAGGAGTATGTTCTGTAAATTATTATAGAGGCCCGGATTCTGCAGGGGCAGCTGATCTTTTTGACCATCCCCACAGATTAGGTACAGTTCCTGAGATGATATGGTATAAATCTGTAAATTTTATTTATGATGCATCTAAAGATTGGGCAGTATATCATCCTGCATTAGTTACAAACAGTAAAGTCGTGTTTCTTCAGACAAGTACATGCTACGATAGCAGTTGGAGTAATTATGTATCCCCAACTGCAACGACACATAGAGTAGGAGGGCATCAGGCTGGCTATCCTAGTAGTTGGTACTATTATACAAATTATGCAATGATGGATTATGTATGTGTCATGTTTGCGAGTAGATATAACGTAAGTAAAATAGGTAGTTTTAGTCATACAAATGGCTCTCATACTAATGTGGATTGCAATTTTGTAGGCACAGCACTTCCAAGATTTATGACAATTAAAAGAATAGATGATACTGGGGATTGGATAACAAGTGCAAAAAGAGGTCAACAGTTTTGGGCAATGAATAGCCTAGATACGTTAACTGGTACATACGTAAATGCTTATACCTCTGGTTTTCAGTTTGATAGTAGTCAACCTACTGGAACATATATCTTTTTGGCTATGCGATAGGAGAAACAGATGACGGAATATTACAATACAAAAACAGAAAAATTAGTTACAGTAAGCCAGATAAAAGGGGAGAATCCAAACGTATCATTTCCTAGTATAATTACTGCTGAAACAGTAGCTAGTTTAGGGTATAGTCCTGTAGTACAGACAGATAAACCAACAGCTACTTCTAATCTAAAGTATGTAGTAACAGATGGTGTAGAGTCAAAAGATGGTGAGTGGAAATTAAAATGGAAAGAAGTTGATTTACATTCAGATTATGAAGATGCAGAAGGAAAAACAGTAACTAAAGCAACACAGGATACGGCTTATCTTACGAGCATAGATAATAATAAAGCAACAACTAATAGGAATAACAGAAATAAGCTACTAGCTGAAACAGATTTTTACGCTCTGTCTGATGTAACTTTAAGTGATGATATGAAAACTTATCGACAAGCCCTTCGTGATCTAACTAAGAATAGCTCATGGCCTAGCTTATCGGAAAGTGATTGGCCTACGAAACCATAATGTTTGATCCTATAACTATTGGTGCTGCTCTGACCACAGCAAGCACAGCTTTTGCAGGTCTAAAAAAAGCTTTCCAAGCAGGGCGGGACATAGAATCTATGACAGGGGATCTTTCAAAATGGATGGGGGCAGTTTCAGATATAGATCAAAAACATAAATCAACTAAGAAACCACCTATCTTTCGTAAGGTGTTTGGATCAGTGGAGCAAGAAGCACTTGAAGCATTCGCTGCTAAAAAGAAACTCGCAGAACAACGATATGAGCTTGAACAGTTTATAAAATTTAGTCATGGTCATAAAGCTTGGGAAGAGCTATTGGGCATGGAAGGTAAGATTAGAAAAGCTAGACAGGAACAGTTGTATCGTCAACAAGAAATAAAAGACAGAATTATTGAAATTGTTTTTATTTTTATATTATTATGTACAATCGTAGGTTTTATTTGGGTTGTATGGTATTTAAAGGAAATTCAGGGGTAGCCAATGGAAATTAGTATGTGGATGTTTTGGAACATCGTCTTGACTTTAGTTATAGCTCCTGCAGTATGGGCATTTAGAGGACTCATACATGAAGTTAAACGTATTGACATACTCCTTAATAAAACAAGAGAAGAATACGTATCACGTACTGAAATGAGGGATGACATGCACAAAGTTATGGAAGGTCTGCATAGACTAGAAGATAAGTTAGATAAGATATTGAGTAAAGGATAGATACATGAAAAAGTTTGCAGGATTTACCGATCAACAATTGTATACGTTGGCACAGAAAAAAGGTTATACAGGTAGTAATCATATAGATGATGTTAACAATTTTATTATGGCTAATGATATAGCTCGTAGTTATGTGACTGATATGTATACTCAAGCTACTACTCTTTTAGGTAGACAAGAGCGAGGTTTTGCACCCGGTGGCCTAGCTCAAATGAATAAATTTATTAGTGGATCAGGTGGTAATTACAAAGACCTATCATCATTTGATAATTA